ATTCCTGCTGATCTAGGTGTGACTCCATTCATTTGGGAAGTAGAGAACAGGGATGCTTTTAAAATATTGGGCAACTGTTTTGTAAAGCTGTCTAAGATGAAAAGGCTACCACCACAGCACATGATAGAGGTGGCCACAGAGCAGAGAAAACTACCAAATGGTAACAGCTTTTACATTCCGTCTGCATCTCTAAACCTATCAGATGTCATCAAGCTATCTGATGAAGATCAGCAAACTTTTGCCGACTTCATGCAGTGGATTGACAACTATAATGATTACATCATAAATGCTTGGGGAGAAAACTCTCGTAAGAAAGAAGACATGGACGTTGATGTAGTGGATGAAATAATTGATAACGAGGAGATACCGTTTGAATGAAACATCCATCTGAAATAGCTTTGCATCAATACCTTGATGATGCCACTAACGGAAAGTCCTCTATGTCTGCCAAAACCATAGCAGGTATAAAGAAAGACATAGGGGAAGCTCTCAAGCGTCAGTTTGGCAGCCGTACAAAGCGTAGGAAGTTTCAGCTAAGAATGTCCAACGTAGGTAGACCGTCTTGTCAACTCTGGTTTGAAAAGAATCAGCCAGAAAAGTCAGACCCTCTACCTACAACATTCGTAATGAATATGATGTTGGGCGATATAGTTGAAGCTGTATTCAAGGGTTTGATGAAAGAAGCAAAAATAAAATTTGAAGATTCAGACAAAGTATATCTGAATGTTGCAGATGAAAAAGTTAGTGGCACATATGATTTAGTATTGGATGATGCTGTTGATGATATTAAGTC